CGTTTCCTGCGATACCCTAGCGTTAACCGCGCCCACCACGCTCACCTCAAGATCGCCAATCTGGATGATGTCGGGCTCGAGTTGCTGGAACGAATAGCCGCGGTTCGTCGGCGGCATGTTGCGGGGGCCGGACAAATACGGGGTCTCGAAGAAGCTGTCGATCGGCGAAGGCGACGTACCCACCACTTTGTCCAACCCCTTCTCGTGCAGCCAGAGTTCATAGCCGCCATCGGTCTGGTTTGCCGAACCCATGAGCGGGTAGCGGAAGCCTTGCGCGAAATATCCAGCGGTGCGGTTTCCGTCGGGGAGTGCGGTGTCGTACCACTTCTGCTCGCGGACATTGAAGATGATGGCGTGACTGGGCTCGGTCGCGCCGAACAGCGGGGCGCACCACCAAATCTCTCCGAAGCGCGGCACCTTGAAGGCGAAGGTCTTGCCCGCGAACGCCCAATTCAGGTTGTCGAAGAACCAGTCCAGGTTCTGGTTGTTTGGGACTTCCGACACTGTGCCGTTGTAGACGAGAAACCGATCCGTCGCGGCCCAGAAATACAGCCCGTCATATTCGATCACGCAATCGGTCGAGAGGATCGACGATGATGGCGACACGGTGTTGAAGGCAAACCACACTGGCGTTCCGACATAGGTCGCCGATATGACCTCCGACAGTGACCAGAACAGCGCCGCCGGGCTGTTGGCCCCGCCACCACGAAGAGAAGCACCGGCCACGATCTTCTGTGCCGAGATGCGCGCCTGCCCGGCTCCGGACGTTCCACCGACTACGCCCAGATAGTTCGGCAAGTTCGGCGCTGACCATTGGACAAGCCCATTGGCGTCGAAGTCGAACACGAAGGGCTGCACGCACACGATGCCGCCAGCGACTTTCGGCTGATTGTAGATGCCGGAGGTCGGGCCTGGATTTGAGAACTCGGTAAGCTGTGAGCCGACGTCGATCTGGCCGATGAACGGGACCGTCTGCGTCGTCGAGGCAATCGGCCCAAGATCAGGAACCGCATGGGCAACAAGTTGCACGACATTGCTCGTGGTGTCGTAGAGGGCGTCCAGTGTCCAGCCGACATCGGGACCTCCGGCGAAACCCTTGGGCGTGCGGTCGCTGTAGCCCGTGACGTTGCCGTCGTTGTCGAGGATGATCTGTTCGAGCGAGGTCGAGGTGCCGATATGCACGTAGACCTGTGGCCCGGCGTAGAACATGTGGATCTTGCGCGGAATGCCCTTGAGGGGCTGAGCGAGCAGCGCGTAGCCAAGCATCTTGCGCGGCTTGCCTAGTCTCCACCGGCACCACAGGCCATCGACCGCGCTGGTGGAATCCAGCTTTGTGCCGTCGCGCTGTATGCCGGCGTCGAAGTCGAGGGGGATCAGGTGCTGGGGCATCTAGTGTCCGGTAATCTGGTAAAGGAAGCTGATGTTGCCCGAAGACATCTTGAACGAGATTCCAGAGGCGTTATCCGACGCCGCGCACACCACGGAACCGTCTACGTTGATACCGGCACCCAATCCTGTGTTGTAGTTCACTGCTTGGTACTTCGCTTTCGAGACACCGGCAAATGTCGGAGCGCCGCGGTACATGCGAAGCGTGACGAGTCCGTACTCAGTTGTGCCGCCACCTGCCATCGCAGCCATTATTTGGAACGACGAGTCGCTATTGTTGTTCTGCCGCGTCGGACCGCTGCCGCTGGCGACTGTCTGGCTAAGGGACCACGAATATCCGGAACCAATATCGACACCGCCAAGGCGGAACAGACCAACAAGAGTGGTGTTATCCGTGGCGGCAGTGAGGGCGTAGACTTCGATCAATATGACATTTGCAGCGAGAGTCGCGGCGCTGAAGTCGATTGACGCTTCCGAGACGTTTGCGAACGACCCGGATTGCAGCACGCCGCTTGCACCAGGCGTAGCGCTGGCCGAGACGTATCCAGTCACGCGCCAATTGCCGGAACCGAGATATTCGGCCGTTGCCGTATCGCCCGCCGATGTCGTGATGTTCGCCGCCCCCGGAAGGATGAGGGACGACCCGTTGTAGGTGAGGATAAGCGCGCCCGTGAACCGCAGGAAATAGATCGGGTTCGCAAGCGATGCGGACGAGCCGAACGAAGTGATGGTCGTCGTTCCGCTGATCGCAACCGAGTTCGACAGCGTGGTGCCGAGGTCCGTCGTGGTTGCGGATGCAATGGATGTCGTCGCGCCCGCCATCGAAATCGTCTGGCCGTTGACGCGCTGATAGAACAGGCAGGTCCAATTGCCCGAACCGAGATACTCGAAGACCGCGCGATCTCCGGCAGAGACCGATATGTTCTGCGCTCCCGGCAGGATCAGCGACACCGCGTTGTAGGTCAACGTCAGGGCACCCTGGAACTGCACGGTGTAGAGTGGATTGTTGATGGACGCGCTGGAGCCAAGCGATGAAATACCCGTCGTGCCAGTGACGAGAATGTTGGTCGACGCCACGCTCCCCAGATCGGTTGTAGATGCCGACGCGAGGCTCGTCTGAGGCAGCGATGTGCGGGTTGTTGGGTTGAGAAGTTCCCATCGGCTGTTGGCGAGATTGTAGCGCGTGATCATTTCCGACAGCGCGGCAGAGACGTCGCCTGGCGCAAGCGCCTGGCCGCCGTTCTTCGTTATGACATGCGCGGTCAACCCGTCGGGCGCGAAGGTCGGGTTCGTCAGCGTATTCGGACCAAGCGCTCTCCATGACAGCAGTAGGCCATCGGTGAGGGCGGTGTTTGCTGGCGTGTAAATTGCCGTTACCGCATCGCCAGTACCTGCTGCGATTGCCCATGGAATGCCGCCGCCACCTGCCGAGATAAGCGCCCACCAATGTCCAGCGGCATCCGTGAGCATGATGACCCACGCGCCTTGGGGGATGGTGATGGCCGTTCCGGCAAGCGTGCCGTTGATCGAGTCCGCGACGTTCGGTGTGAGCGTGAGTGGGCCGCCCTGCGCATAGGCGGTGAAGAAGAATGCCGTGGAAATGCCGGCCGATGTCGTGAGCGGGAGGGAGAAGTTCAGGCCCGAGGTTGTTGCGACGTAGGCGAGTCCACCCGACGACGAGTTGATGGTCTGGTTCGTCGTCACGGTCAGTTCCGTGAACGCCGTGGTGTTGATGCCCAGGAGTGCGATGACAGCCGCGGCGCTTGGGGCGGTGAAGATCGAAATGCCGATGGAGGAGCCGCCGAGGTTCGACAGCGCCGCGCCAGCCGTGATGGCGCCCGTTCCACCGCCAGTGATCGGGATGGGGGCCGGTGTGTTGCCGAAGGTGTTGAACCCGCTCGCCGAGCAGCCGACAAGCGTCGAGTAGAACTGTCCATTCGAGCCTTGGGGCAACACGATGGAAGCGACGCCGTTTATGGTGTCGGCTCCGCTGGTCGAGATAGTGAGCGCGCCGGAACCTTCGTTCGTGATCAGCACCCACCATCCAGCCGTCAGGTTGGCGACGGTGTCGAGCTGGAGGTTTCCAACCGCGCCGTCCCAGATGATCTGGTTCGCGCGGAAGCCAGAGGTGATGGTCTGGTTCACGCCGAGCGTGACGGCCGGGAAGTTCAATTCGAGTTGAGAACCGGAGGCGATGAGGCCAGCACCAGCCAGCGTAGCGGCATTGGCGTTTGATGTCGTAGAGCCAAGCAGCGTCGTGCGCCATGTCCCTGACGATACGAGGTTGCTGGTGAGCGTGATGACGTAGGTCTGCCCGGCGGCGATCACGATGATCGGGTTGCCATTCGTGTCAGTCAGCGTGAACGACAGCGACCCGACATTCGTGACCGAGCAGACATTTCCTGGGGACGACAGCGTTGCATCCGGCATGAGGAGCGAAAGGCCACCGGCGGTCGCCGTGACATCGATCTGCGCCGCGACGTAGGGCGTTCCGGCCACCGTTTCGACCGGCCACACGAGTTGCGTGTTCGCAGAGATCGTCAGCGCCTCGTACTGAGGCGACACGGGGTTCACCGGAGACGTGCCGAAGCGTGATGTCCAATCGGTCATGGCTTATCTCTTTCTGCGGCGCGGTCCATGATCTTTTGCAAATCCTGCCCGGTTAGCGTCTGCAATTCGAAGTCGCGCAAGTGTTCCCACGTCGCAAGACGTTCATCTGCCTTCAGGAATGGCGCGCTCTCCAGCAACGACGAGTAGAGGAGCAGGGTCGGGGTATAAGACGTCCAGAAGTTTGTCTGGTTCACGGCGTCCAGATACTCTGGCTGCATGTAGCACAGCAATTCGAGCGGATATGTCTGGTCCGGCGTCGGCGACACGAGCCAGTGCTGATAGTCGTAATCCGCGTAGAACTCTGGTGGGGCGGTTTGCGTCTCGTCCGGCCAATATGTCCGGCAGTACTCGTAGGCGCGCGGGAAGATTGGCGTCCGCGCATTCTTGGTCGGACCTCCGCCATACCACATCGAAATCGTCTGGCGCCAGCGATCCGGCTTGGCGATCACCGAGACACCGGCCGTGAGCCCAGCATTGTCCGCCAGCACTTCGATGGTGCCCTGCAGTTTCAGCGCCTGCATGATCTTGCGCTCGGCGGCGTTGATGAAGCGCGGGATTTGATCGAAGACGGTTTCGTCCGTGGTGTTGCTGCCGCCGCGTTCCAAATAATTGCTTATATCCTGCACCAGCGTGCTGAATGTGGTGTTCGTCGCCATCAGGGCAAACTCCCCAGCCGCGCTTCCGCGCTGTTCGGATATATGCCGAGGCACATCCACGAGACGGTGCCGTCACCGTTCCCGTCGGCAACGAGCGGAATGAACACCGGCGTATCCGATGTCAGCGGAATCTCCGGCGGGTCTGAGGTGAGAAAGTCTATCGTGCCGATCATCACGCCTGCCTTTGTCGGCCACACGGGCGGCGTTGCTGCCGATGTTCCGCCGACGAGGCACAGAAACCAGTATTGCGGAAGATCGACGGCTGCGTTGTCCACGCTCTGCGGCGTGACGGTATCGCCTGGCTGATACATCGCATTCGCCTGCCATGGGCGAGCGGCGTTCCACTGACCGATGCCGAAGATCTGGTTGGCCCACTGATAGATGGGGCCATTGAGCGCGCCGCCGGCGAGATCGACATCCGGGCGCGGGCCGTCAAATACGATTTGGTCGCTCGGACGAGCTGGGAGCCGCCATGGATCAAGCACATCAAGGTCGTCCTTGCACACGAGCAGGCCTGGAAAGTTCGGATCGTATTGGAGTTCTGTGCGCGGAAATTTTATCGAGCAACGTGCGCAGATTGCGACTGCGAGCGGCGACTTTCCTCTGGTGTCGAGATAGATCGGCATCGTTCACATCACTTGGTGTATGGCGCTATGCAGGCGTGCAATCGGATTGGGCCGCGCGTGCGCTCTTCTCCCCACACAAGCGCCTCTGCTTTGGTCGCCTGTTGTTCGAGATACTGGAGCGTCTGCTGCCTCGCCTGCATGGTGAAGTACGTCATCTGCTGTTGCGCTTCTGGGCGAAGATCGTCGGGCAGTTCTACGGCGAGCCGTGTCGCCAAGCGCCATATCGTTGCCTCGAACCACCGCTGCGGGATTTCCAGATTGTTCGTCATCTGCCCTGGGTCTTGGATGTAGCGGCGGGTGAGCAGAGACATCGTGCCGTTGTAGAAGGCATTGACGTTCGGCGTCGGCCAGCCCTTGAGCACGGGTGTCTGTACCTGCCGATCGATGTAGACCGAGATCACGCGGTCGTCGGAGAACTGCTTGTTCGGGAGCTGGTAGTAATCGTCGATGCTCAGCAGCCCGGCCTCGATGTCCTGGCCGTTCGCGAGCCCGAGATTGAACTGGTTGACGGTCCATGACCCGGAGGTTGGGTTCACGATCTGGATGTATTGCAGCGTCAGGAACGGGTCGAGATCGAAATACACCCAGGTTCCCGGCGTGTAGGTCGCGCTGGGCAGCGTCTGCAATAGCGCGTAGGTCACGCCATCCGCAGAACCGTAAACCTGGAGCGCGACGGTAGAGGTTGTCGTGCCTCCAGGGAGGACGCCAACGGTGTCGACCTCGGTGTCGGTCGTGAAGTTGACGACTATGCCGGGATTTGGCCCCGTGATCGTCACATCGGCATTGGGCTGGCCGGCCAGCAGCGCAGTCGCGTCAAGCCCTGTCGTGAGTGTTGCTGGTCCGCGGTACGGGTTCAGGATGCGCCAGAAGGCGTGTAGCACGTCAACGGTGCCGACGGGCGTTTGGATTTCAGGCGAGCCCATCGTGATGGCGCCGAGCGAGAAGCCCTGAGTCCACAGCGGAAACCCAGCGTTCACCCACTCCGATGTGATGGTGAACAGCAGGTCCATCGCCACCGACAATGCTTCCCCAGATACACGCTCGGGCACGAACCCGGCGCGGCGCGCCGCGTGATCGATCACCTTGCGGATCGTGAAAGGCGTTTGGGAGACAGTGCCGCTCGTGGTCGCCATCGCCTACCAGACCTGCTTTCGCGGTGGGCAGGTATAGCCGCCGCGCGCGTGCTTCTTGGGGGCGTATTGCGGGAGGGACGAGACTTTCTGGCCCGCGCT